CCATCCAAATTCTTTAATGGGGATGGCTCCTCGCAGACAGTGACCCTAGATTATGCTCCACCTAATAAAGCCGCGATACTCGTTTTCATAGCCGGAGTAAGACAGGATACTGATGCCTATACACTAACAGGCACCAGTCTAACCTTTACAGGTACTGTACCTTCAGGCACTGATAATGTACAGGTTGTGCATCTTGGGTTGACTGTTCAAGTTCCAGCGCCAGCAGATGACACAATAACTACAGCAAAGATTCAGGATGACGCCATAACTGCTGCTAAGATTTTGGCTGATGCAGTAACTACTGTTAAGATTCTTGATGACAATGTTACTACTGCCAAAATACTTGATAACAATGTAACCCTTGCTAAAATGGCTGGCCTTGCTAGAGGTAAGATTATTTACGGTGATACAAGTGGTGATCCTGCCGCTTTAACAGTCGGAAGTAGTGGAACAGCATTAACACAGCATTAACTAGCGATGGGACAGATATAGCGTGGGGATCAGTTGGAACAGCATGGCAGTCAGTACAGACCACAGGATTCACCGCTGTTGCTGGTAATGGATATCCATGCAATACCACATCAGGAGCATTTACAGCAACTCTCCCCGCTTCTGCTAGCGTTGGAGATACTATTGAATTTGTAGATTATGCTGGAACTTGGGATACAAATGAACTTGACCTTGATCCTCAATCCTTGAATATAAAAGGAGCTAGTGATAATATTGAACTACTTTATGAGCGACAAGGGGTTAGAATAGTTTATGTTGACGCTACTCAGGGATGGGTAGCAGCCACTGGGGTTAATGAAACCAATCCAGCCCTTGACCGCACAGTATATCCAACAGATTTCTTAGTTGTAGCGGGAGGTGGTGGTGCAAGTTTTGCTGGTGGAGGTGCTGGTGGTTTTAGAACTTCCACACAGTCAATATCAAAAGGAAATGTAATCACCGCAACAATCGGGGCTGGTGGTGTATCTGCCGCCACTGGCACAACAACCGCTGGTGTTAATTCATCAATATCAGGTACTGGATTAACAACGATTACTTCTGCCGGTGGGGGTTTTGCTGGCGGCGTTTCTGGTAATGACGGAGTTGGAGGAGCAGGTGGTTCTGGCGGTGGTGGTGGTTTCGACTACGCTGGTGGCGCTGGTAATACGCCTAGTACATCTCCAGTTCAAGGTTATGCAGGTGGAACTGGTTATGCTTCTGCGCCTAATTATGGTGGTGGCGGAGGAGGTGGTGCAAGTGCTGTAGGAACAAACTCAACTGGAGGATCGTCGTCTGGTGGTGGTAACGGTGGAACGGGAACTGCTAGTTCAATAACTGGTTCTTCAGTTACATATGCTGGAGGAGGAGGCGGAGGTTACGCTGGAACAGGTGGTTCGGGTGGTGGCGGTAATGCAGCAACAACAACTCCGGGATCAGGTGACCAAGATGGAACGGCCAATACAGGTGGCGGGGCAGGAGGAGCAGATACAGGCGCTAGATCAGGCGGAAGCGGAGTTGTTATATTAAATATGCCAACTGCTGATTATTCAGGCACGACAACCGGTTCTCCAACAATTACAACATCAGGTTCCAATACAATTATAAAATTTACAGGAACCGGAACTTACACAGCATAATATTATGGCACATTTCGCAAAAATAGGATTAGATTCAGAAGTAATAGAAGTTCTTGTTGTGCATAATGATGTACTTAAAGATGCTAATGGTGTTGAGCAGGAGGCTTTAGGGTTAGATTTTTTAACTAAACTTACTGGATGGGCTATTTGGAAACAAACTTCTTACAACACACAGGGCAATAAACATAATTCAGGAGATGACTCTAAAGCATTTAGGGGAAACTATGCTGGTATAGGTCATGTATATGATTCGTCAAGAGATGCTTTTATCTCACCTCAATCTTATGCGTCATGGGCCTTAAATGAATCAACTTTTTTATGGGAATCCCCATCGCCCAAGCCAGAAGGGCATCATGCATGGAATGAATCTACTCAGGCATGGGATTCTAGAGAGTAATGGCAATTTATTGGAACAGATCGTGGAGTTCCGTAACTGAAACTTGGGGGTCTGCGGTTGGTAACTGGGGTAGTGTAGGTTATGCGCCAGCGGTAGCAAACCTAGTTATAACTGGTTATGCTCCAAATATTCCACTAAGTATTGCTGTTGGTACGGCAGATTTATCGGTAACTGGGTATATACCGATAGCAGTTGAGGATATGCCTCATCCGATACCGGCCTCTGCTGACTTATCCTTGACTGGATATGCTCCTCTTAGTGTAGAAAACATTCCTATATTCCCACCGAGGGGAGACCTTTCTATTTCATCGGCGGCCCCCGGTGGTGGGATTTCATACTACTTAACAGTGGAGAATGGGGAAATTGTAGTGAATGGAATTCAACCTATTATAGTACATAGAAACCCGCAATTCTTACCTCCGCTACAGGTAATGTGATGACAAAAGAAAAATCAATGCACTGGGCAGAGTTGGTTGACAAAGCTGACCCTGCTCTAAAAACGAAACCCGTTGTTACATATGTCTTTAATAAAGGGGAAAGAGTTTTTTATAAAGAAAAGAGGAAAGGTAGTGGAACTAGAAAAGGCTGAAATATTTGACGTAAACGATTATACATTAGCCAAGAATGTGGCTGAGAAACTAGAAGAAAAGTATCCCGGTTGGTTGTGGGCTGTCCATGTTATGGATGGTATTGTTGGGGTAAAGTCAATGCGCCTGTCTGGTAATTGGGGGTTTATTCTTCATTCCGATAAAATTGATAAGGATTATAAGGCAGTTGTTAATGCAGGTGGAGAAATATTGGAAAGGTATAGACAGCATACAGGGAAATTTAATCAGACTAAGTATAATGATTTAGAAATGGATCAGCATGGAAGACTCAATGGAGATTTACATTAATGTCATTAATTAATCCTCAACCACCTCTTAATATAGCTGGAGACCTTCCGACTTCTGATACGATAGGAAGTAAAGACAAGATATGGTTGAATCTTGCTCGTCAGGCATTTGATGGTTCTACTGAGTGGATTGATACTAATCTTCGTTACCAGTGGGAAAAGAACCTATCTAATTTTAATAGTAGACATCCGCCGGGTTCTAAGTATTTGACCTCCGCGTATGATAAACGATCTAGATTATTCAGGCCAAAGACTAGAACAACTGTTCGTAAATTAGAAGCCGCAATGGCGATAGCATTCTTCAGTAATGAGGATATGATGACTATTAGTCCATCTGATCCTAATAATCCTATGCAAATGGCGGGAGCATCTGTTGCTCAATCTATCATGCAGTATAGATTGACTAATACGATACCGTGGTTTAGTACTATGGTGACCGCTCTTCAGGATGCGGCAATATATGGAACTGTAGTTTCACATCAGTACTGGGAATTTCAGGAAAAGGATGAGACCTTTGCTTCAGTTGATGATACTGGTGCTGAAGTCGTTGACATGGAAGGAAAGCCAGTTAGGGAAAAGGTTAAGTCAACTATAAAGGATTATCCTGTCATAGAAGTTTTAGAGCCTGAGAATTTTAGAATTGATCCAGCGTCTGACTGGTATGATCCTATTTCTTCATCTCCATATGTTATACATCTTATTCCTATGTTTGCCCAAGATGCTATGGAAAGAGTGAATAGTGGGGAATGGAAGAAGGTAACCCTTGAACAGTTATTAACAACTACTAATGAGGAAGACGATACTACTAGACTAACTAGAGAAGAACCTAGAGAAGACCCATTAGAGAATGACTTCGAGAACATAAAAGAATACAAGATTGTTTGGATTCATAAGAATATAATAAGGAAAGATGGGGAGGACTGGTGTTTCTTTACAGGAGGCACAGACTTTCTTCTTACTGATCCCAAGCCATTGATGGAGATGTACCCTTGGTTAAAACAAGGCGAGCGCCCCTATGTTATGGGGAAACTAAATATTGAAGCCCACCGCGTTTATCCATCTGCAACTGTAGAACTAACTGAAGAGTTGCAAGCAGCGACGAACGATATATGGAACCAGCGATTCGATAACATTAAGTTAGCGATGAACAAGCGCTATCATATTCGTAGGGATCGAAACATAGACTTGGATGCCCTGTTCAGGTCTGTTCCCGGCGGCGCTGTAGAAATGGATGATCCAGACCAAGATGTCAGAGTTATTGAGACTCGTGATGTCACAGCGTCTGCATATCAAGAGCAGGATCGAATCAACATGGATTTCGATGAACTGCAAGGAAACTTCTCTGCCTCAACCGTAGGAGGCGCTCGCAACCTTAATGAGACTGTTGGTGGTATGCAGTTGTTGTCAGGCAACACTAACATGATTACAGAGTTTGTATTAAGAACTTTTGCTGAGACATGGGTAGAACCAACGCTAAAGCAGTTGTTGAAACTTGAGCAGTACTATGAAACGGATGAGCACGTTACTGCACTGGCTGGTGAAACTGCTGGAATTGAAGGAGAAGATGGAGTTATTGATTTTGGAAAAGACGAAATAATGGATGAACTTCTGAAGCAGAATGTTTTGTTAAAAGTTAATGTTGGAATGAATGCCACTGATCCTATGGGTCGAGTGCAGAATCTATTGTTTGGTGTTGGAAGTATTGGCCAGTTACCCGGAATGGAAGATAAAATAAATGTAGACGAAGTAGCCAAGGAAGTCTTTGGGTTGCTGGGGTATAAGGATGGTTCTAGATTCTTGTTGTCTAGTGATGTTGATCCTCAAGTTGAAGACTTGCAACAACAGATAGAACAAATGACTGCCATGCTAGAGACTGATCAAGTGAAAATGGAGGGCCGTATGGCTATAGAGCAAGTTAAACAACAGGCTACATTAAGAGCGGCTCAGTTGAGAGCGCAGACAGAACTACAAAAGCAGGTGATGTCTTCTCAGGAAGGAGTTGGA